TTAAACCTTCCCATAAATCTAATGTAAATCCTTCATTTTCTAGATGTGAAACTAATATATCCTTATGTGCTAAGGGTTCAGATTTAGGTCCATCTGCGTAATAAGGTGTATCGGCTAAATGTACAAAAAGTTTTTCACCGAAAGCACCATTACTGGTTTCTTGCATTTTGAAAAAATTTCCCAAATCATCTTGATAAGGTGTTTTAAAAATCATAGTGTGAGAATCTGGAAGTATACCTACAAATCTCCCACCCGGTTTTAATCTTTTTTTAATTTCTCGCATCGTTGATAAAAATAAATCTTTAGATTGGAAAATATAATGAAGTGCAAAATTGTAGCATATGACATCATGTTTTCTCACGGGTGTAGCGTGTATATCTCCCAAATAAAAATTGACACGTATTTTCATATTTTTTGCTCGCTGTTTAGCTTCTTGTAAAGCTTCTTCATTAGGTTCACACATGTTTATATTGGCGCCAACATTTTCCCACTTTTTTAAATCGCCACCAAACCCACACCCAACATCCAATATACTATCACCCTTTCGAGTGACTCTTGATATCAGTTCTCTCTTTTCGTCGTTGTGAACACGGCGAAGATTTTCCATGATAAATTATACTTTTTTAACTCTAAGTTTGATTACTTAAAGGTAAAACGCCCCAATAAGATATAATGTCTCTTGAACAAGATTTCACCACGGTACCTGGTCAATTGTTCGCGTGCCTTAGTATCGTAGGACCAGAGTGTCCCCAGAAGAATGAAAAGTTTGGAATTAAGATTCGGGGGTGTTTTTCTACCCGCGACGAGGCGGCGAATCACGCAAAGCGTCTTCAGAAGGAAGATAGTACGTTTGACATTTACGTAGTTGATATGTACAAGTGGCTACTCATTCCACCCGACAATGCGAAGATTGATGACGTACACTATACCAACGACAAGCTTGAAGAGCTTATGACTGGGTATGCCGATAATCAGAAGATGGCGGCCAAAATGTTCAGTGAGCGTAAGCGTGATATGATCGATAAGGGTAATGGTTTCCACAAGCCCGGAGATGAGAACTCTCAATATTATAACCGCCCTGATGAAGCGCCGATCAGCCACCCCGCCGATATCATCGAAAAACTTAAACTCGAGAAGCCTGATACTCCTATGGAGGACCTCGTGAAGGAAGCCGATGTGATCATAGCCGAAGAGATAAAGCAAAGGCAAAAGGAGAGGGAAGAGCAGCAGGCTATCGCAGAAGAACCCGAGGCTGAGGCTGAGGCTGAGGAGGCTGAGGAGGCTGAGGCAAAGGTTGAGTAAATAAAAAAAATAAATTTAAAAAAACATCTTATTAAAAAAAATCTTAGTTTTTAATAAGATGATTCTCACATACATAATTGCATGTGTTATAATTTTATATTTAATGTACCTTTTTTTGAAAAGAAATGAAATATTTTCAAACACATTAACAGATGTAGAAGTTACAGCTCTTAGTGTATTTAGGGATACCGAAAAAGATACGACTGGAAGAAATAGATTCGTAGTGCAACCTAAGAAGTCGGAAGATATAGGAGAGTTTAGATCTGCGAATCTTCCTAACGATCAAACATGGCTTACACCGGTCTGAGAACGATTGGTTGTTGAGTCTTCCCCATAAAAAATCCAAGAATGAAAGAAACAAATATAATGATGTACACGTTCTTATCCAAAGACGCGAATAAATCTACTTTTTGAGGTTCATCCATTATAGGGTAAGGTGGTGGCATCATGGCGGGTGGTGGTTGTGAATAAAAATATTGCGGATCTATCTGACTAGAATCATTATCTTTGTCATCCATAGTTGGATTATATTCTATAGGATTACCTATATCCGTATCCATATATGTATTAAAAGTCTATTTTTTTAAGCCTCACTTTCCTCATCACTTTCCTCATCATCATCTACGACAAAGCCGGCTAAATTACCGTTATCATCCGCATCTTCATCTTCATCGGAACTAAAATCTTCATCTTCTGTTTCACATATATCTGTATCGTTTTCATCGTAGTCTGAATCATACTCTCCATCCGAAAAATCATCTACGGGTCGCTCCGTGGGCTCTAACCGGGTGGGTTTTTTAGAAATGCGTCCTGAACGAGTTACGCGGGTTGTCATTCGTAATTATACATTGTACAATCCCTTTTAAATATATTTAGGCCTAAAAACGATATTACGATTGCTCGCTTCTTCAACGAGTAATCGTTCTGTTTCCTTTAGTATTTTGTCGCCTAAACTTGCCATTTCATCCTGTGTGTCTGGATCTATATCTATGAAGTACAACGCCATTTCGTTAAGATCTTTTACAGCGAGTTCTGTGTATTCTCGAGCTTCGAACACATGTTCCATGTTATCTTTAGCCATGTTCATGTTGGTCAAAAATGCACCGTACAGATCTGGGTGTATACCAGAATATTTATGCGTTTCTTTTATTAAACTTTCTAGATACACTGGACTACTTTTAACTTTTGTTATGTTGGTAACAATTATAAAAAACAATATTACGAATAACAAGAATATCATGTTATAACGCTCTTACTATTTTATCGAGAAGATTATGTGAGCGAGTTTTACAATCACATAATTGTTCCATAACAGAATTTTGTTTTATCCTGAATTGTAATTTTTGTTTTTTACACCCCGGACAAGATACGTTTGTATTTATGATATGCATTTTTTTACTTTTTTTATTTATGGAAATAACTTTGATTTCTTCTTCCTTGATTATATATTTTTTAATAAAATTAGATAACATATCGACGAGAGATTCCCCATTCGATTCATCAGATTTAGGTATAGGTTGACAAAATGTAAGAGCTTTATACCCATTGGGATACAAAGTTTTATAAATTTTATCCGGAAGTGCGTGTCTTCTACCACCAAAATTTTTACAATATCCATACTTTCTACCTTTCATAGTTTCGCATGTACAAAAACATTTTTGATAAATCATATCACCTTCTATTAAGAACCATACATGATTGGAAGCATGGGAACGTCCTAAATTTTCACAATATTTAGATGTCGACGATACGAGATATGTTTTTTCACGTTTATATATTTTAACAATTTCTGATTTATCTTGACCATCCATGTTTTTACGAATAAAAGAATTTATATGATCTGTGGTTTCGTAATCCGTAAAAACATCTTTCGTATCTTTAATATCGAAAGATCCTTCTTCCCGCATAGAACCCTCCACGACCACGTGATTTTTATTTTGTGTGCGCAATGTAGCCATATGTAAAAGTTCTATACACGGATCTTGATCAAAAATATATTCCAACTTTTTAGATTCTTGTATGTATAACATGACAGGTTTATATTCTCCTTGTGTGACTTTACCTTTATCACACCCTTCACACCCTCGACCCTCGCACGCTTCATGTTTCGCTTTTTTATGAGACCAAGGCATACGAAACCCACTTCCTTTCGTATTTCTTTTCCCATTTCCATACACCGCGGTATCCACTATATCTTTCCACATTCTTCCCGGGAAAAGAATATCTAAAGTCGATACTATATGCGAGTGTAATGCCGTAGCAGAACCACTATCGACTACAAATTTGGGCCAGTTAATATGGATACCATGTTTAATTTGCTTCCCAACTTCCTTTGGTTCGGCTATAGAAATTAACGCATTTTTACCCCCAAAAAATGCGACACGATCACAAATAGCCCTAGAAACTTCTTTTAAATGTTCAAATGTTAAATGTTCATCACTTTTATAGTCTAAATCTACGAAAAAATTATACGTATCCGTCTTTTGTTCGACGACGTATATCTTTTCACCACTTTGTACAGCTTTGATGTACATCTCATAAAATTCATTCAATTTATCAAACGGGACGGATAGTATTCCACCATCCATGAGCACGTGTGATAGATTGGATCCATTGCAAAATCCTTGTCGTCTACACCACGACTTAAACATACTTACGTTATATTGTACTTAATTTTTTAATCTTCTTCTTCGTGCCAAATCGATCGACGATACGAAACATCTATAAATTCTTCATCTTCAGTTACGAGTTGTTTCTTTAAAACTAAAAGTTCGTACACAGTTTTAGTTTTAATTTCTTCAATATATTTCTCAGCTTTTTCTTCCATATACGATTTATGATCTATGAGTATATCTTTGATTTGCTTGAGAATGTAGTTCTTAGACTTCATTATTTAATAGCAAACGATTTTCTATTGAGAGAAGACACGCACGTATAGAACTCTGGATTACGTACGACATTTTTGACTATCCTATCCCATCTACGTCTCCCATTGAATTCTTGTAAAGTGTCGAAACTCATGAAATCATTTTCATCGTATGTACGTTTCATATTAATCTTTTTTGTATGCATCTTATGCTTTTCTTCGTTAAAACGTCGTATTAATTCTTGTTGATCGGTCCTGGAATAATTTACAAAAAATATGAATACATTATATTCTAAATCTACAGTTTGACTTTCTTTAACCGTAAATGAATAATGTGTATAATCACACTTTTTTAAAGATACGACCCCTCGTGTTTCTTCTTCTAGCTCCCGTAAAGCTGTACGCAACGGGTTAAATATTTCTCTTCGTCTACACCCTCCGGTGACGAATATCCACTCTTTAAATCTTTTATCTCTCACTGTTAGGAATCTCGCAGTCCCATCATGAAATGACACTGGTATGGCGATGGCTTTATGTTTCTTCATTGCTCATAGCACTCTATAATCCCCTGATAAGTTTATTCGCTCGATTCCTCAACAGGGATTTTCACGGGTTC